GGCAAACGATGCCGGGCCGATGACAGTCGGCGAGCCCTCCGCGCCTTGGAACACCTGCGTGTCCGCGGTGGGAGTGATGCTAGAGCGTCCCATGGAAAACGAACTCTCCCCCACGCTGTTGGTCCCGTACACCGGCTTGCCGTAGCTCAGGCTGGTATCCAGCGCATCCAGCAGATCCGCCGGCGTCTCGAACTCGAAGCCCTTCTGGTTGAGCACCTCGCGCACCTTGTCGAGGTCCACGAATTCACCCACCGGTAGAAAGAAGGCGTTGGCCTCGTTGGTGCGGTCGATGGCCTTGCCGGCCTTGGTCTTGCGGCGGGTGGTTTTTTTCATCGATTCCCACAGGCGGCGGACCTCACCGGCCAGCGGGTGACCCTTGGCCTGCATGGTGTCCGGGTGGGGGATCATGCCGCGGGCTTCCTCGCCGATTTCCGGGAATCCGCCCATCGCTTCGGCGGCCAGTTGTTCCTCCATCTTGGCGGTGAGGCGCTTTTCGAGGGCGGCGGCGTTGATGCCGATGCTGTCGGCGATCAGGCGTTCCAGGCGCGGCGAGACGTCGCCCTTGGCGATGGCATTCTTGAACACGCCGGCGCGGTTGATGTCGGCGCTGATGTTCTGGGCACCGAGCAGCGTCTGGCTGTAAATGGTGGTGTTGAGTTCCACCCACTTGGCGATTTCCGGCGGCAGGGTGTTCGCCCGGACGTTGCCGAGCAGGTGGGCGCGGGAAAGGGCGGAGAGCGCTTCGAGCAGCGGGACGCGACGATCCCGGGTGTAGGCGTAGGACGGCGGCAGCAGGGTCTGGCCGGTGGCGTCCTCATAGCGGCGGATGTCGTCGAGCAGGATTTCCCCATCGGCAAATCCGGCGTCGAGCGCGCGCTCAAAACTATTCTCGGACAAATCCTCAAACACGTCCATGACGTTGGCCCCGCGGAAGAGTTGCACGGTGTAGCGGAATTGGCCGTCGCGCGACTGTTCGGAAAAGCTGCGGGCCTTGAACGTGAGGTTGCCTGCCATGGCGGTGGCCTGTTCCGGCGTCAGGCCTTCCTGGAGCACGAAGAGCTCCACCCGGCTGGCGAGTTGCTCCGGGGTGATGATGCCGGCCTTGATCGCGCGCTCCGGCGTCATGGTCACGCCGACGTCCTCGACGCGGGTGCCCTCGCTGGCCATGCCCTCACCGGTGAGGAAATCCACGGCACCCAGGCGCGCGGCCTCGGTGATGGTGTCGATTTCCTCCTCGCGGGTGTTCAGGGCGTAGTTGCGCCAGTGTTCGAGTGCGGACTCCTCGCTGTCGAACTCGACGCGCTCGGCGGTGATCGGATCGGTGAAGACGTGGAGTTCCTCGTCGGTGAAGCTGTTGGTGTCCTTGGTGACGCGCGGGATGCCGGCTTTTTCCAGCAGGGTGTTTTGTTCGCGCAGGATGTCCAGGGCGGCGGCGCGTTGCTCCGCAGTGCGGGCTTCCAGTCCGGCGGTAAAGGCTTCCTGCATCGCCTTGTCAGCGGCGGCAATGTCGGTGCTGCGGGTGATGGCGCGGACCTTTTCTTCCGGCACGCCGATGGCACGCAGCAGGGTCTTGTTTTGCGAGAGCGCCTTGCCGTATTTGAAATGGGAGAACGACGCGCCGCCGGCCCCGACCAGGGCGAAGGGCATCACGGCGAGCATGGTGTCCTGTTGCTCCTGGCCGCCCACGGTGGCCCAATCGGTCCAGAATTGTTTCCAGTCGGTGGTGGGGGCGATGTTCGAGAACTCAAGCGCCAGGTCTTGCAGGCTGGTATCGATGGCGGATTGCACCGCTTCTTCCGCGTATTCGGTGGCACCCATCGCCACAAAGGCACCGGCACCACCCACGGCACTTCGGCCGATGACGGAATTGATGCCCATCTTGTTCATGATCCCGGCAAGGCCGGGCATCTTGCCGGTGATCGCCTTGAACCCGAGCTTATTCACCGCGGTTTCCACGAACGCTTGCGAAGGTCCGGAAAGAGTGGCGGCGGCGAGCTGTGCGCCGGCGTCCGCTTCGGGATTCTCTGCGCGGGCGTTGTTGAACGAGCTGCCACCCATGGAGGTGGACATGCCGATGAATCCGGCCGGACCCATCAGGGTGGCGGGAATGGTCCAGGCGGAACCGGCGGCAAGCACGAAGCCCTTTTTCAAAAAGTTATCGGAGGCGAGCACCAGCGGATCCGCCTCGCCCTGGTAGAGTCGGGTGAACTCGCGCACATCGCGGCGGGCTTGCGCGTATTCTTCGGTATCGGCGGCGAGCTCGTCGGCGCCCACGGCTTTCATCGCCTGAATGCCGAGGTTGCCGGCCATGTCCTCCGCATCCTTGTAAGCCAGCGTAAGCCCGCGGGCGAGTGATTCCTCGAAACGGAAGACGAAACCCTTGTCCTTGTCCGGCAGCGCGCGGAAGCGGGCGGCCAGCATCGCCAGCGCCAGTTGCCGCTCTTCCTTGCCCTGCGGCAGCTTGGCGACGGCGTCGGCGAATTGTTCGGCTCCGCCCGGGTTGGAATTGCCGACGTCATCGGTGAGGCGCTTGGCCTCCTTGTCCACCTCCGCCATCACCGAGTCCACCACCGGCGAGAGCTTGCGCTTCACCCGGCGGGCTTCGCGCTGGTTGGTCTGGAGTTGGGTGGCGGCCGCTTCGCGGTGGCGCTCCGGCAGCGCGGCGATCGCTTGCGCGGCATCCAATGCCGGGGCATCGGTGAGGGTGGCGAGGAATGCCTGTTGCGAGAGCCCGGCAATCTGCTTTTGGCTCACCTCGTCCTCGCTGAATCGGCCCTTGATCGCGGCGAAGACCGCCTTGTCGCCGGTGTCGCCGGTGAGTCCCAGCGCCTGCTTGGCGTAGGCGTTGCGCACCGGCTCGTAATGTTCGGCGGGGATTTCCTTGCCGGCCAGCGCGGTGATGTAAGCACGGTTGGCAGTGCGTTGCTTGAAGGCTTCCGGATCCGGGTGGAAACTGGCGCGCTTTTCAAGCTCCGCGAGTTTGTCGGCGGGCAGCACTTGCTCGAGGGGCTTGGTGAACAGGCCGGTGAGGTATTGTTCGCGGGCTTGGTTGGCCTGGCGGCTGAAGGTGGGGAACACGGTGCGCCCATACTTGCGGCGCTCGCCGACGTAGGATTCCAGATCGCGGCGCAGCGGGGCGAATTGCGGGTCTTCCGACTTGAGCGTGCGCAGCGTCTGGAAAGCTCCCCAGGCTTGCTCTTCGGGAATGGTGGTGGCATCGCCAAGGGCAACGTCGAGGGCGGTGGGTGTTTCAAGAGCCATGGGAAAAATCAAGGTTTGGGCGGCAGCAAATCGCCATTGGATTCACCGGGACCAGGTGCCAGTCCGGGCAGCGGCGTCATGTTCATGATCCGATCGATATCCGCCCCGAAGTCGATGGCGGGCGGGATCGGCGGCAGCAGCGACGCGCCGCTGTCCATCGCCACGCCGGTGAGTTTGTCCGCGTAGGCGCGCACGTCCTCGACGCTGGCCTTGGAATTACTGGCGACGTAACGTTTTACATGCAGCCGGATATCCTCCGCCTTGCGGAAAACGGCCTCGCGCTTGGTGAAATCCTTTTCTTCGGGATCGCCGAAAACCCCGGCATCCCGGGCGCGGAACGCCACATCGCGGCCGATGGCTTCCAGATCACTCGCGTCATAGGCCCGACTGACTGGCGCGTCGGGTGAGCGGCCCGCCGGCGAAAGGTATCCAAGTTCCTGCCGAATATCACCCTGCCACTGCGGGGCGATGGAGCCCATGACCGTGCCACGGGCTTCATTCCAGGCGCTGCGATACATCTCAGGAGTAACCCCGGGATCATCCCGCAGAGAGCGCAGTTGATCTAAGACCCACCACGCCTTGGCATGCTGTTCCTGAGCGGGCGGGTTTTTCTGTTTGAGTGCCAGCGTCAGGTTGCGCTGATCCGCCTTGCTCAGATATTGCGATGCCTCGATATCCTGCGGCGTCAACTTGCCGTCGATCATCGCCAGTTCGGCCCGATCCATTTCCGCGACGCGGTAATCTTCTTTTTTCGCTTCGGCCTTGCGCTTGGCCGCGGCCACCTGCTCGAGAGTCGCCCCGGGCATGGTTTTGAGAAATTGCTCCTCGGGGGTATCGATCACCCCTTGCGGGTTGCCTTCCACCAGCCGGTCCAGATCGAGAGCGGCTTCGTTGGTCTTGAAAACCGCGCGGGCTTGCTCCTCTTCCGCCGGGTTGAGCACGCCGCCGGCCTTGGCGGTGTCCAGTGCGCGCTCGTAGCCTTCCTTGTCGCCACGGGCGAGCGAGTAATCCAGCGCCTGGGTGGTGCGGCTGCGGGCGATGCCGAGTTCTTTGGAGGCGGCCTGGGTTTCGAAGTGAATGCTGCGGGTGCTCGACCAGTTGGAGAATTGCGAATCCAGCGCGCCCATCGCTTCCGGCGAGAGCCCGAGCCCCTGCGCCTTTTCGCGCAGCTTGCTGGCGCGGCTCTGCCAGTCCGCCGGCCAGGCCTCGGTGTCGGAGCGGCGCGCCAGTTCGATGGCGAAGCGCCCGGCTTCTTCGTCGGCCTGCGCCATGAACGCATTGATCGCGCCGGCTTCTTTGATTTTGCGGAGCTTGCCGGCCACGGCCAGGGTGGACTGGCCCACGTCGGTGATGGCGGCACCGATCGACTCCACCGCCTGCCCGGCAGCCATGGCGGCACCGGCGGAGGCTTTGGGTTGCATCGGCCCGGCGTTGATGTAGCGGGTGGGGATCATGGTGATGGGGATTTCTTGGGTGCGTTGCGACCGGTGGCCCCGAGGAAACTCTCACCAGCTTTGGAAATCCCGGAAATGGCGGTGCCGATCGAGGCGGTGCGCAGCGCGGAGGCGGTGGCGCTGCCTTCCCAGAGTTCCATCGCGGCGGTGCCACGGAGCTGGGCGGCGCGGGCGGCGGCTTCGTAGCCCATGTCGAGGATGTCGCGTTCCAGCGTCATCACGCTGTCGCCGAGGATGGCCAGCGGCGTGCCGGACATCGCCAGGCCATTGGCGGAGATCGCCTGGCGTTGCAGGCCGATCACCCGGGCATTCTCGCGCGCCTTGCGGCGGGCGTTTTCGGTGGCCACTTCGGTTTCGTGGGCAGCTTGTTGCAGCGCCAGCTTGGAGTTGTATTCGGCGGTGTCCTCCGCCGCCTGCGCCTGCTGCTGCTGGCCATAGACGGAAACCGCGGTGCCGGCCACGGCCGTGACAACGCCGATGATTGCAAAACTCATGTCAAAGCGGGGTGGGAGTGGGCGAAGGCCGGGGTGAAGGATTCCGCCAGCAGCGGATTGCTGACCGGCTCGAGGATTTCCGCGCAGATCGCGGCCACGTCGGTCAGGTGGGTGGCGTGGAAGGTGGTCCAGATGGTGTCGGTTTCCGCATACAACACGCGCCGGGTGCCGGGCCGGGTGATGCCGGTGTGCGGGGCCTCGTAAATCTGCCGCCCCTCGTTTTCCGAAACCACGGCAATCCTCCCTTGGGAGACCACGAACGGGTGTTCGGTGCGGTGGATCGCGCTGGTGAGTAGGGTGCCGGCCGGAATCCGGATCTCCCGGATATACAAGCCGGGGGTGAAGCTGTGGGTCACGGGCATGTCCGCCGGCGCGCAGCGCGTCATCGCTTGCTCAAGCAGATCGATGCCGGGGCTGGCGGATGGCGGGAGTGGAAGCACCCCGCCACCATGCCGCCCGCCCGCCACGCCGTTCCATTTCAAACGGCGGAAGCGTCACGCGGTGCCCATCACATAGCGCATCGTCAGACTGAGCACGTTCATCGGCAGCGGCTGGGTGCTGCGCAGGATCGGCGAAACCTGGCGCTCGCTGCCACCCGTCACCGCCTCCTCCTTGATGCCCGAGAACAACGGCGGCGCCTGGTCCATCAGGTCGGCGACGTTGCGGAATTCGATGGTTTGCCAGGTCTGGCCGTTGTCGCCGGAGACTTCGCAGCCCAGCGATTTCCAGAACTCGATGGTGGCGCGCGTCATCCGCTTGCGGAAGGCCTTGGTGATGCTGCCGGGGTCGGAGCTTTCCAGGTAGGTCGGTTCCAGGTAGGCGTGGAACGGCAGCCCGGCGATGATCTTGGCGGCGGACCATTGCAGGGTGATTTGTCCACCGCTCACCACTTGCGAGGGATGCGGCGCACCGTCCGCGAGGATCGACACGCGCGCGCCGTTCAAGTGGGCAAGGCCGGTCATGGTGGTGGTCGGCGAGCCGCTGCGCACCACCGCGGCGTCGGAATAAACCAGCTCCGCCTGATCGTTCTCCTTGATGTTGCGGATCAGGTCCGGCTGGAAGCGTTCGATGAAGCGCACGGTGGCGCCGTTGATCACCCGCTTGACGCTCACCCAGATTTCATCCTCCTCACCGGAGCCTTCCACCAGTGCCACGCTTTCGAAGCTGCCGGTGGTGGCACCGCTGCCATAGCTGCCGCCGGTGTCATAGCGGAACCAGCCGGTGACATTCTGGCCGCGCTCGTAGGTCATGCCGATCAGATCGCCCTGGTTGGTGATGATCCACACCACCGTCTCCGGGTTGCGTTGCACGGCCACCTGTAAAAACTGCGCATCGCCGAAATGTTCCGCCAGCAGGGTGAGATCCTGGCAGGCGAAGCGATCACCATCCCATGCGAGTTCCCGCAGCTTGCGCTGGGAGCGTTGGAAGAACACCAGCGTCTCATTCACCACCCGGGCCTGCACCGCGGCGCTGCCGTAGGAAGAATTTTTGCGCAGCTTCGGCAGGTCCTCGCCCAGCCGCTGGCCGTAGAACCATTCCGCGCCCTTGGTGCCGATCATCAGGCCGTCGTGGGAAACCAGCCACTGGATCGCGTTGGCCTCGTCGCTCATGATTTGGAATTCCAGCCCGAGATGGGACGCCACCCCGATGCGGAAGGTTTCGAACCGATCCACCGCGGTGGCCCAGAAGGTGGTGGGTTGGTGCTTGGTCGCGCCGAACCACAAGCGCCCCTCGTGCAGCGTGATCGCGCGCGGGAAGCCGCGGGCGTCCGACCATGCGGGTTCGTGCCAGTATTTGGTGGTGTCCGAGTTGGGCACCGGAAATTCCAGAATCGCCGTCGCCGTGGTGGCGTTGGTCACGCTCTTGATGCGGATGATGCCGTGCTGGTCGGGATTGCCCACCTCCAGCTCGCCCTTGTATTGCGCGGGGATGCTGCCGCTGCGGGCGGTGAGCTTGATCCGCAGGAAACACGGCTCCTCTTCGTTGCCGGTGAGGATGCTTTGCACCTCGCTCTTGCTGCCGGTGATCGTCTTGTAACTCTGCCAGGTCTTGTTGTTTTCCGAGCGCTGGATGGAAACTTCCACGTCCCAGTCGCCGGATCCGGAATTGTCCGCCAGCAGACTGGCCGACCACTCGCCGAGGCAGTAAATCGATCCGGTGGTTTTGCCGACGCTGCCGCCGTTGAGATGCAGCACCTTTTTCAATTCATCGCGCCGCCAGATCAGCACCCACTTGGATCCAACGTGGCCGGTTTGAAAAACATTCTTGGACGCGGAAACCGTCACCCGCCGGCCGATGCCCAGCGTGCCGGTGCCGTCTTTCACCCGCCACCAGCGTTTCCAGTTCTTATGATCGCCCGGCTCGATCTTGCGGCAGTCATCCAGGCGGCAGGCGTAGTCCTCGCCCTCGTGGATCACTTCGTCGCCGGCGTCGTAGGTGGTGGCAATGCTCCACGCCGCCGGGGTGGCATTGGCGGCTGTGCATTGCAACGTCACGTTGCGGTCGTTGATCTCCAGCAGCGCCGGCCAGTCCGGATTGTAGCGCACCACCCGCCAATCGTTGCCCGCATACCGCGCAACCACCCGCGGCTGATGGTCCGGGTGGGTGACAAACAGCAGGTCGTTGAGTTGGCAGACTTGCAGCGCGTTCAGCTCGCCCTCGCCCCATGGCGTGGTGATCGTCAGCGCGGTGCCTGGCGCGTCTGGATCCGCGACCACCGCGGGAGTGGGGCCGGTGGTCCAGACCCGCATCCGCAGGTCGGTAAGTTCGAGCACGTAGGTGGTGCCCACCTCATATTGGAACGCCAGCAGCCGCACCCGCCCGGTGTTCACCCGGGCCGCGCCCAGATACTCGGTGCCCGGTCGCTTAAATGCGCCACCGTAAACGGTCGGCCGCAGGTTGCGCATCTGGCGGCAGCCGAGATGATACTTGTCCTGGTCAATCCGCGGATCGAGCCACGCGGAGATTTCGCCCGCGTTGAAGGCGGTGCGGCGTTCGAATTGTTCTTCAGCCATAAGTTTGGTCGCAGGGATCAGAAAGCGCCAGGTTCCGGTTCCGGTTCCGGTTCTGGCTCCGGTTCCGGTTCCTCAACTGGCGGAAAATCCACCACCGAAAACACGCCCTCGACCAGCACGATCTCCCGCCGTTGTTCCGCGAGCTTTTCCGACAGCGGGCGGGTGTCGACGGCAGCACTGACTGGCGGGATGCCGGACGCGGAGAGGACGGCGTTGATGCCTGCGATGAGGGCATTTAGCCCATCGCCCTGCGCGGCGTGCGAGGTGGTAAGCAGCTCCATTTCCTGCGGCCCGAGGTCGTTTCCAAACTCAGCGAGCAGGTCGTTGGGCATGGATAGAATGATGCGGGTAACGCCGTTGAGTTGTGAGGCTGCGGCGGCGTAGTGACTACGGGCGTTGATCGCGGCGTCCGCCATTTGCGCGGCGGCGAGGGTGGTGGGGGTTTGGAGTGGCATAGTGTTAGGTTAGTAAATCGCCCATTTGGCGTTTAGGTAGGTTTCAACGGCTTGACGGTCGGTGGTGGAGAGAGCGGTAGGGAATATGAGGATTTCGGCGATGTCGCCCGCGTAATATTCGCCCGGTCGGCCATCAGCTCCGATTTGCAGGTTGTTCGCGCTGGATACATAGCTGCCAGATCCTCCAGATGCTGATGCGGACCCGATTTGCAGGGTCATTGATGAGCCATTGCTCTGTAACCTGATCAGACCAGCGACTTTACTGTCAGCAGCCACGCTGATGTTGCTGGCTGTTCCGGGGTGCGCGAACAGCCCGCCTGTGTCGGTCAGGCGGATTACCCATCCAGCCGACGTTTCGCGGTTTCCGATAGGTGACCGAAACCCCGTGGAGGCTCGCGCTTGAACTATGTAAATCGTTTTGGCTGAGTAATTGGCAGAAAATCCGACGGTCGAAAAATAATCGCCGCCATCAAATCTCCGAATCTGTTTGCCGTTGATCGCGCCAGCAACAATCGACGGCATGTTTGCGGGGGTCGCCTGCACCGCATGGCGATTGTTGCCGCTGATATCGTCCCACTGTGCCGGATTGGTTCCAGAATCGGACAACCACAACGCAGGTGATAGGGAAAGAGGAGTGAAACTCTCCCACACCAAATCACTCCCCCGATAGATCCGCGACGGCGTGTTTCCACCGATGCGAAATGATGGTGTTAGGGTTCCGAGTTTCATACGATGATGTAGAGGGTGGAGCCGTTGGTGGTCCCGTTGGCAACAAGGATGTTGTAGTTAGTTTGATTAATCGAAACGATGTTGCTGATCGCGCTGGCTCCGCTGACGACTGAGATGTCGGACGCGGGGACTTTGAGGCCCGTCCTCGCCGCACCCGCCGTATCCCCGCCAGTCCCGCCGCTGGTGATCGGGAGGGGGTCGGATAGCAATGCTGTAATTAGACCGCTGCGGGCCACGCCGCCAGCCATCTGTGCGTCATTAGCATACAAGGATGTTACCGCGAAATTGACTGAGAGAGAGGAGGCATTACCGGTGGCGTTGGTGAGGACGATGCCGCTGGGCGTGCCTGCGTCGCCGCCGGGTTGCAATGCAGATCCAGCGAGCGCGCCTTGTGCCGCAGTCGCCGCGCCGATGGCCGCGGGCGTGACTCCGGTAAGTTCGGCCAGCGGGTGGGTGTGCGCGGTGGCCGCCTTCCCCGCCAGCCCGCTGGTCAAGGCGGCGGTGGTGGCATAAGCGGACAAATCCACGGCCGCGGCTTTCACCTCGTTGATGGCGGCCACCAAATTGCTTTGGTTGGTAGTTTCGAGGGCGGCCAGATCGGTGGCGTTGCCGTTGACCAAGGTGCGCAGCGTCACCAAGGCGAGGCGCACCGCATTGGCCAGATCAAGGGTTTCCTGGTTGAGAGTGGCCATGGTTTAAAATCCTCCGTTGAAGGCTCCGTCCAGATCTGGCGCGCCGCCGGCCGGACCGGTGGGCGTGGTGGGATTGGCGGGGGTGCCACCGGGCAGGCGCCCGAGTTCGCGCATGCCTCCGCGGGCGCGGCCGCTGCGCGAGCGGCTGAAGATCCGGTCCCACGGCGAATTCTCCGCGCTGCCGGTTTCCTTGGCGTCGGTGCCGCGGGCTTCCGCCAGCCGGCGCTGGAACAGCTCCTCCATCGCCGAGGCTTGTTCGATCCGCCCACTCAGCGGAATGGCGATCTTGCTCGCCAGTCGCACCGCGATCGCGGCTTTCAGCAGCGCGTCACATGCACCGATCGGGATCGCGGCGATGTAGCGGATCCAGACACTGGTTTCATCGGTGACCAGCAGCAGCCCTTCGATTTCAAAATACTCGTCGGCCTCTTTCACCGCTTCGCCATTCACCTCCATCAGTCGCAGGAAGTCCGAGGGCAGGCCGTAGGAGTGGCGGTAGCCATCCAGCGGCACGGGCAGCGTCTCGACCAGCCGGGCGCGCTTGGTGGCGCAGTTCCAGCGGCCCATCCGCAGCGTTTCCTGCCGCGCCTCGGTGGCGAATTTCCGGCAGGTGCGCGCGGCCTTGGAACTTTGGTCGGTGATCGCGGAAATCTCCGCTTCGCCCAGCAGTCCCAGGGCGTGGTTGGCAAGGTCGGTGTCGTTGGTCATGACGGAAAGGAAAAGGGCGGACAAGTATCAGAGATACCCGCCCGCCCGGTTGGGGGTTCGGTGGACGGCAGCCGATCAGAGGCTCTTGTAGGCGAGCAGCACATACACCTCGCCGGCCTCGATGGTGGCGGTCAAGGTGGCCAAGGTCAGCTTGACCAGGCTGGTGTCGGTGGCGGCGTCGCGGGTTTTCACCACCGGATACGGCGTGCCCAGCGCGGCCGGGAATGCAGTGGCAGCGGCGGCGATGAACTCGATCACGCCAGGCGCGGCACAGCTGGCGCTGATGCAGTAGCGGTCCGGGTCCACGATGTCGCCGACGTGGATCGTGAGCGCGCCGCTGGTCATGTCATCGCTCACCACGAGCTTGGAAAGCTCCGGCATGACGATGGCACCGGCCGGCAGCTCGAGCAGGTCGATCACATCGGTGGCGACGTTGGAACCGTCAAACACCATTTTGCAGCGGGCGTATTGCACCGGACCTTCGATCTGGCGCTTGTCGTCGATGCGGCTGGCGAAACTGGCACCGGCGGCGACTTGCGCGGCACGTTGCACGGATTGAGTGGTTTTAGGCATGGGAAAAGTGTCTTTCTAAATGATTGGTTGGAAATGAGCCGGGGCGCTCATCACGCCCCGGCGGTTAGGATCGATCAGGGAGACTCGTCGCAGGCGATGGTGATCACGCCTTCGTCTTCGATGCGGGTGGCACCCCAGCCCCATTCGGTGCGCAGTTGCACGTCGTGGCGCTTGCCGGGCAGCACGTCCACCCAGCTTTGCGGGCTTTCGGCCATACCGAAGACCACCGAGCGGCGGGCGAAGGCCACGCAGGTGCGGACGTCGGTGCCGGAGACATACGGCAGGATCTCCGGGGCCACCGCCTTGATGGCGAGGCCGAAGACGTTGACGATCTCGCCGGTCATGAGTCGTTGCAGGCCGAAGTCGGCGCTGGTCAGTTTCTCCTCAAGCAGCAGGTTCTTGATCTGGCGATGGCTGAGGACCACGCAGCCTTGCGACTGGCTTTCCACGTCCTGGCCGCTGACCTGGGCAATGCCGAAGCGGGTGGCCACTTCGAGCAGCTTCGCAAAGGTCATGCCGGAATTCGCGGCCGTGCCGGAATCGACGAAAGTGACCCCGATTTTCTGCGCGTCGGGCAGCACGATCGGGGTGCCGCCGGTCTTGCCGGACTGCACGCTGCCGATGATGCCGTTGACCAAGGTGCGGTCCATGTCGCGGCCGGCGGCGGAGAGCTGGTTGCGCAGGATCGCCGAGTGCGGCGAACCGATCGCGCCGAGCTGCATCGCTTCGCGGCGGTCCACAATGTGGGCGATGTCGCGGAAGCTGACGAACAGGTGGCGGAACTCGATGTCCACGTCGTCCGGATTGGTATCCCCGAAGCGGGTGGTGATGTCGCGGGCTTCGAAGCGATCAAGGCGTTGGTAGCGCTTGCCTTCGCCGTGGATCACTTCGGTGTCCACATAGGCGCTGAGGCGCGAGGAGAGTTGTTGGAGGCCGAGCTTCCACTCGTCATCGTAGAGATAAGGGAAGGCGTCGGGGACGATATTGGTAAATGCCATGGTAGTGGGAATGGTTGGAAATGCGAAATCCCGGCCACGCGGCCGGACGGTGTTTCTCGCGAGTCCCCGCCACCGGCGGATCGCCTCGAGTCCTTGCGGGCTCCGGTCATTCGTTCCAGGGGCGGCATTGCTGCCGGGTGTCCTTCCGAATCGACACGCGCATCCTGCAGCCCATCGTCATTTCCCCGCCATTTCAAATCACGGAAACGCAAAAAGGCCCCGCCCCGGATTGCTCCGAAGCGAGGCCCCTCCTGCCAGGGAATGTTAGCGCGCCTTGCGTTTCTGCGCCTGCGCCTCTTGCGCGTAAAGATCGTTGACCCGCTTGTGGGTCTCCGGGTTTTGTCTCCAATTCGAATTAGCCTTCATGATGTCGAGCGCTTGCTGGCGCGGGCTCATGCTGCCGGTGGCCACGCTGGAGTTGACGCCTGGCAACGGCGCTTCGCGGCTGGAGCGCCGGGCCTCATCGATCATCCGCACCACCGCC